TTGGAATTCATTCTGCTATTAGTCCAACATCAAACCGTGGTGCAGCTACTTTATTTCCAGCATTTTCAATAGAAAAACAGCCTGAAAGGGATGTAGAGTTTGAGGGTACTGAGACTTCTTCTAAGTTTTGGTTTGCTGAAACACCTATATATGCTCAAGCTAAAATTAATGGCATTACACAACAACAATTCGTGGGTAAAGACACAGCTTTAGTCAAGATAGAACCGGAATTAGTTACTTTGGAGGAGTGTCCTTACGCTCCTTCACAGAAAACCAACATCATGGTAAATAACGTCCCAGTATCACCACTGATCACTGGGTCACAAAAATGGTACACTGATCAGCGTAGTGGTGTACCACGTAGAACTTTACAAGCTTTTAGTACATACTTTAATAGTAAAATGCCATTGAGAGATGGTGCTCGACCTTTAACTGTACACGAATCAATAAATGGCTTTGATCAAATGGATGGTATTCGAATGAAGACATCAGCAGGAATTTGGAATAAATACTTTAGTAAAGGGAAAAGAGATATCTTTGTACCTATACAACAAGATAATAAGGGCACACAAATGGATAAGACCAAATATCAGTTTGGTCCTCTTGCTTACGATAAAATTCCAGAATTTGGACAGTCATTCGTTAGTATACTTCAACGTAAGGAGGATCAATTACAAAATGGGAAAATACCTGAATTTGTCTTTCTTTCTACGTTGAAAGATGAACTAAAACATGTAGACAAAATTGCTATTGGGAAAACGCGTGTTTTCGAGCAATCATCATTGGATTACGTTCTTTTGAATCGTAAGTATTTTGGAATGTTTGTTAATGACTATAGAAAGAATGCTGGCTTCACATTATATCATGGTATTGGTCGGGATAAAGATGGTGTGTGGCCACAATATGCTAACACATTAACTGATAACTCTCATTTAGGTCATTGTTTTGATTATAAGAATTTTGATGGATCATTGCCTCCTGAGTGTTTTACATTCTTCAAAATGGTTACTGATCTTTATTACTCACAAACTTCACCTACAGATAAGCTTGTTAGACACGGTTTAATTGACGCCATGCAGAATGGAATTCATTTAAGTGGAAATTTAGTATTTGAATCAAGTCAAGGCAATAAGTCAGGAAATGCATTTACTGATGTATTTAATAGTATATCTAATACATATCTTATGTGGTTAGCTTTCTGTTCTTTTCAAGTTGGGCAACTTGAAAAACCATTGGATGTCTCAAAATTTGACAAACATATTAAAATGCTCACATACGGTGATGACGTAGTCATGACCATCAAACAACCATTATTACTTGCTGGGTTTAATGGACCATATATACAACGAGTCATGTCTGAATTGGGTATGACCATCACTTCAGCAAATAAGAAAGATGCAATAGAAGATTTTCTACCATTTGAAGATCTAACATTCCTCAAATCACCTTTCGTCTATGATGAAAAACATAGAATTTGGCGAGCTCCCTTGCCAATACAAGATATTCTCAAAGAGTTAAGATACCGTCCCAAAAGTACTTTGTACGATGTGCAGGACTTGGAACAACGTGTCATGAACGTACAGAGATTTTTGGTTCACCATCCCGAATCAGTTTTTAATGAGTGGGTTAGTAAATTAAAAGAAAGGGGAGCCCCCATTAGTGCAATGGATTATAGTGCACTTAGTTCCGATTTGTTACTTAAACAAATCGCAGAAACACAATTATATTAGCAAATTTTAGAACGTTTGCATCGGCCGGGTGCTAGAAATCCCGAGTAATTTATTACGCGCTGATGCGCGTAAGGGTTTACT